TTTTTAATGTTATTTTTGCGATAAATTAAACATCGTAGACTGGGCTAATATAATGCGAAACAAAGAAGAACAAGCACTCGAAACAATAAAACAACTCGCTGCACTACTTAAAACTCTTTCAGATGTGTACGGCATGAACATGGAGAAGGACAACACCGGGCAGGTTGTGATCTACACCGGCTTGGCAGAAGACGAAAACGGTTACCTCATACCTTGGACTGAAAAAAATGACAATATCTAATCAATTAAAAAGGACCTAAATGAACAGATACAGTATTTTAGAATATACATTTGCATGCTTTTACGTATTTGCTCTTTCTGCAATTTCATTTGCAGTTGGCGCAGGAATAATGTGGCTTTTCCCCACCGGCTTGGCAGAAGACGAAAACGGTTACCTCCTACCTTGGACTGAAAAAAAATGACAATATCTAATCAAACTTCTATTACACCCATACTACCCACCTCACAAACAAATGGGTTTACGCCATGGAGTGTAGTTTTGCATAACGACAACGTAAACACTTATACATACGTTATTTTAAACCTTATAAATCTTATAAAGTTGGACCTCCCTGAGGCCATTCAAAAGACAATAGAAGTAGACACTAAGGGGCTGGCCGTTGTGGCAATAACCCACAAGGAACATGCTGAATTACTGCAAGAACAGTTGAAATCTGTATTTCTTATATGCACGATTGAACCCTCTTGAAAGGCATACAATGCCAGCAGAAGCCATCAATGAAAAGGTTGCAAAAGGATGCTTTGCTGTCGAATTGGCCAAGGGTAAAGATCCTGCCAGCATGACTACCTCAGAACTTATGGAAGCCGTAATTAACAAACAAAGAAACAACCATGTCTAATCAAAATTCCACCACGCCTATTCCACCGCAAACAAGTAGTTTCAAGGAGTGGAACGTAATCTTATATAACAGGGATGGATACGACCTGTGTGTAACTGACATCATTGCAAGCCTTATACATTGGGTGAAGATGGACGAGCTTACGGCTTTACGGAAGGCTGTAGAATGGAAAATAGAACGCGAGACCATCGTGGCAACAACTCACAAGGAGCATGCCGAACTTCTGCAAGAACAATTGCAGAGAGATGGTCATCTTTGCCAAATTGAACCCTCTTGAAAGGCATACAATGCCAGCAGAAGCCATCAATGAAAAAATTGAAAAATACGGGTCTATTGCTGTTTTGCGAGCAGAACAGTATGGGCAGCAGATTGAGTACTCCTTTGAAGAGATGCTTAATAACATTAGCAACGTAACCATTACCGGAGCAAACGGTAAGTTCATGCCAGTAAAGATTATTCCTGGTATTCACTTAGACTCTGTGTTTGGCCATGGTCCTGTAATTCCCGGTAAAACAGCTGCAGCAGTCGTAGGCCCTGCGCATAAGAAAATTATGTTCGTGGGCTGTTGGCCTAACTCCAAAGAAAATGCAAATGCCAGACTCTATGTTGGCGATTGGGTTACGGAGTTTGAGGACTTAGTGCACAAGACTGAATTTCCTGTAAACGACTGCTATTACACTACTTATGTAAAGCAGTATGTAGACGGAAAGAAAACAGCTATTCCAAAAGAGTTAGTCCAGGAATACGCTGCCATGTTCAAGCGAGAGCTTGAGCTAGTTAAGCCCGATCTTGTGATTCTATTGGGAGCTAAAACTCTCAAGGCTGTACTGGGCGCTAAGGCCACCGTAGAGAAGTACAAGAATCGTACTATGTCTGCCGAGGAAAGCCCCCTTGGAGTCAAGACTGCAATCATAACGGACTTTTCCGCAATTATTCATATGCCAGAAGTACGGGCTGCTATCGCTATGGACATGAGTAGAATTACTAATGAACTGGCAAGCGGTAAGGTTACCGTAGAAGACAATACTCACATTGAATATCAGTACATCTATAGCCCCGAGCAACTGAAGGATCGCCTCAATACAATTGAGCAGGAGTACTCTGGGTGGGTGGCTGTTGACTGCGAGTGGGGCGGCAGTAACCATCTTTCTGGCTCTTTACGATGCATTCAATTCAGTTGGGCCCCAGGCAAAGCATTGGTTGTTGTGTTTAACCACGTTAATCTGCAGCCAACTCTAATTGGTCAAAATCCACAAGAAACGTGGACTTTGATTAAAAGTTTTATAGAGAACGGTAAGACCAAACTAATAGGCCACTTCATACGTGCCGACTTACCTTGGCTAAAGCACAATGGAGTAAACGTCACTGTCCCTACTCTTACCGGCTGGGATACAGCACTTGCTGGCCACTTGCTAGACGAGAACTGGGCTCAAGGCCTAGAAGTATACACAGCACGGCACACTCAGATGGGTCGCTATGAGTTGGAACTGAACAATTGGATTAAGGCCAATAAGTATGACGTGGATGAGTTTGGCTACAGCGGCATTCCTGACGAGGTGCTATTGCCGTATGCTGCCAAGGATGTAGATGCTACATTCCGCATATTTTTGATTCAGTACGCGGAGATGATGCGACCGGAAAATGATAAGATCAAAGAGCTTTTTCAAAATGTAGTAATGCCAGCTACGCTACCTATCCTAGAGATAGAGATGACCGGCATGAATGTAGATCAGGAACGCCTAGAACTACTATCCCACAAGTACACAGCTAAGCGTACTGAACTGGCAGAGACCCTTAGAACAATGCTCTCTTGGCCTGATTTTAATCCTGATTCTCCAGTACAAAAGGCTGCAGCTTTGTTTGGCTGGGTGAAGCAGGGAGCCAAGCCTAGCTTTCCTGACACTGCCACTCTTTGTAAGTTTGAGCCAATCAAGGCTACAAATGACAAAAAGTGGGCAGACCTCATCAAGAACCCGGAGAAAATGGCCAGCTATACACCATCTACTGATAGGTCTGTGCTGACAGGATTGCTATTACAGCATAAGGACAATTTATTGCTCAATGCTATGCTGCTATATACAGCCGTAGCCCAGACTGTTAAAACCTTTACTGGAGAGTTTGTTGACGATCCTATCACAGGTGGACACAAGATAACCGGTGGCACTCTGTCTAAGCTCTGGAGCGACGACAGAGTACACACCCGTATTCGACAGACCGTAGAAACTGGCCGCTATGGGCACTCCGACCCTAACATGGCTCAGCTTCCAAAGACTGCCGAAGATTTGGTCAACAAAGCGTTTAAAGACAGTAATCAACAAATCCCATCCATACGTTCGTGTTTCCGCGCAGATCCTGGTTGGGTACTGTTGGATTGTGACTGGGTGCAGGCAGAGTTATTTGTTATGGCCTGGCTGTCAGGAGATACTAATATGCAACAAAAGCTTGGAGACCCTGGTTCGGACTTCCATTCTGAGGTTGCCATAGAAATGTTCCGCCTGGATCGGCCACCGGCGGGCTATACCAAAGGCAAGAAAGATTGGCTCAAGGAAAGCGGGAATATAAAGTATAGGACAATTGCAAAAACTATCACATTTGGAATTGCTTATGGTCGTGGAGGAGCAGCCATCAAAGAAGCGGTATATGTGGAAGGCATCAACATTACGTTAGAAGAGGCTCAGCAATCTGTGGATAAGTTTAAAGAGACTTTTCCTCAGCTTGCACGTTGGCTAATATCGCAGCAAGAGAAGGTCAGCAGTCAGGGCTATGTCGAGAATGGCTTTGGCCGACGTCGTCGGTTTGAGCATACGGAAGACGATGAACTGCTGGCACATCAGAAGCGACAAGCAATGAATGCGCCGATTCAAGGTACTGTTGGCGATCTTATGTCGCTAGCTTTAGTCAATCTGTATATGATTCGTGAGGCTGAACGCCCTCACCTTCAGTATAAGGTTATTATGAGTGTTCACGATCAGATAATAGTTACCTGTCCTGTAGAGCAGGTTGATGAGACGTTAGAAGTAATAAAAATTGCAATGTGTGAAAAGTGCACTGTTCCCGGTAATGATTTGGTGCTTGACATTGACCCCGAAGTGTGCATTCGTTGGAGCGAACCCTTGACTTCCGAGGACGTAGCTCAGTATCCTGTTCTAGCCAAGTACAAGAAGTAATGTTTAATCTCTTTTTACAAACCCCTAGGAAAAACACAAAAATGACTTTCGATTTTAACAAAGCTGTTTACATTAATAGTCAGGTAGATTCTGGTAGTCACAACTCGGATTACCAAAAGATGTTTAACAACGATGCTCCTACCCTGGGCTACCTGTCCAGCAAGGCTCCGTGCGAGTTTATCCTCGTTCCCCCGCATCCAACCTACAATGTCAGCATGGCAATGACTTCTGGCGGTTTCCGTCAGGATCAGCTTCGTGGAATTGTTCCTACCCTAGGTCAATACGGCATTGACTGGGTGATGGTTTACCGTAAGATCGGCAACGATTCTGATCCTCGTAAACGTAAGGACATTCTGGCTATCAACATGGTTGAGGGCCCTGATGGCATGACTGTTCAGGCTGAGCGTGACTGGGGTAACGGTTACAAGAGCCCGATGTACAAGCTTCGCGAGTACCTTTGGAAGACTGGCGGCGGTCACAAGTATGACAAGACTCAGCGTCGTTCCATACCAACCATTAATGTTGATACCAGCACTACAAAGTATCGTCGTGCTCTTGAGCTTGTTCCTGTTGATAGCAACGATCTCAACGCCCCACTTGGTCGTGCCGTTCGTACCATGTTTCTGCAAGGTTTTGTTGCCAGTAATGCTGGTATCAACTATTTACAGGACGAGGATGGTCAAAACCCTGCTGGCCTCGTCATAAGATTTTGATGATTAATCAGGTGTCTGCAATTAAGAGTCGTGAGGATGCTCGTGTTAAAGAGGGCTTCTACGACACTTGGTTTGAGCGTGTCGATGGCATGACTATGGATCCTGGAGAGATTGAGAACACCTTCGGAAATATCTCTGAAAGTTCAGAATCTTTGATGGCTTGGGAGGCAGGCTTTAAGCACGGCGATTTTGCAACTAACCAAAAGATGGTTACTTTCAGTAGCTACGCTGCTGGTGCAGCGGGTATTGCTACTTATTGTTGCTCTGTCCAAAATCTAGTTGATCGCTTTGGTCCGGGCTACGTTCTCCCGGACGAGGTTCTGAAGAAGGTTCGTCCGTTCAGTGACTATATCCTGGAGAACAATGAGAAGCTGCAAATTCAATGGCTGCTTGAGCTGTTCCCTGGCGATGAGTGGGCTTTGATCGAAGCTGGTATTATCCAGGATGGCAGCAATAGTGTGGCAATGGGTGGTTTTTCCGCTCCTGCTGCAACGCCTGCTCCCGCTACGGTAATTCCAACTCCGGTCGTACAGGCCGCTGTCACACGAGTCCCCATGCCTACAGTCAAGCCGTTATATCCCGCTTCCGAATCTGTAAAACAAGTTGGTACTCCTACTTCGGCTACGACAAAGCAAAAGACATCAGCCGCTCCGGTAACTCCTGCTCCCGCAGGGGGCAATAGCCTGTCTTCTCAAATGCAGGCAATGATGACTAAGCTTCAAAACAACATGAACAAACAAGGTTAAAAAATAGGTAAAACACCATGGTAAAAAGGAAAAAAGACGAATCAAGTGGCGCAAATCAAGATCCCGCATTTGTCGGTATTAAGGCACTCATGGCTCATGCTATGAAGGCCGGCACCGGCCAGGTCTGCCTTGCAGCAGACCTGGCCGATAGAGTGTGGGGTATTCCCTGTGATCATTTATCCTATCGGTGGCTTTGTGACAACACTTGTTATCAGATGAGTAGAATCATCGGCGTAGCAGGTATGAAAGAAAGCTGCAAGTCGGCATTTGCAATGACCTTAGCTAAAGTCTGGATGGATCTAGGCGGCGCATGTATATACGTCGACACCGAAAACAAGAAAAGTCCGGCTTTATATCAAGCAGTGGTAGGTAAGAAAAACACTTACCGCACAATTGACCACATAGCTTTTAATACTGAGGAGTGGCAAGAGCAGATTCTAGGAGCTCTTAAATTTGCTTCTGAAGACTCCTCTATGGCGGATGTTCCGGTTATGTTCATTATTGACTCTCTTGGTGGCGTAGATACTAAGGAAAGCGATATTCGTATTGAAAAAGAGGGTGGAGTTAATCCTCGCAATACGGGCGGCATGATCAAGTGTAAGTCTCACAACGAGTTCTTCCGACATGTAAATAAGCACTTGTATATGAAGCCGTATGCACTGGTGTATATCAACCATTTATCTGATGATCCAAATAGCCCCATTCAGGGCGCAAAGCGCAAGCCTGGTGGTACTGGCCAGGACTATCATGCGGTGTTGGATTTCTGGTTTTCTGTGGTAAAAGGTACTCCAGTATATAGGGCTACTCGTGGCTTTACGGAAAAGGTGCTCAAGATCACTGTAAACAAAAATTCAATGGGTGCTAGCAAGCGCAACATTGAAATACCGTATCGCTGGAAGGGTGACGAAGAAACAGGTCAGATAGCCGAATGCTGGTTTGACTGGGATGCCGCTACTGGAATGCTACTCACGGATGATAGCCCTACTGGCGTCAAGGGACGCCTTAAGGACATTATCAATGTAACGGTCAACAGCAATAAGTACAGTTGTAAAGAGTTGGGCTTAGTAGCAGTTACCGATTCTGAGATGGGTGCAGCTATTCGTAATGCTGTAGATCTACGGGAACGTATTTCGGACGCACTTGGTATTAATCGTATGAAAGTTTATCCAAAGCTGAACATAGAGGATAAGGCTATTTATGAAGAAGTACGTTATCCAAAACTAGGAGTCAACACTATTACAAATTCTGACGAATTGGAGCGATGATGGAGAAAGACGAAAAGCCCAACTTTTTCGATACTTTCGAAGAATACAAGCAAAAGCGAAACAACAGCCGGCAGATTGCTTATGAGAATAAGGTCTGTCGAAAGTTAATTACGCGTATGTTTGAAAAGGGTAGCGAAGACAAAACGTACTGGAGCAAGCGGCTAGAGGCGAGCAGTGAGCCTCTAGCCGAACTCCAGGAGTTGGTGAATCCGTTTTGTTTAAGCACCTCTAGACTTCAGCAATTTAGTATTAATGATCTACTCGGCTCTACAACAAAAGTAGCGCAGTTGCCTTTGTGGCAGGCATTTGCCGAAAAAATTGCACTATGCGGTAACTCTAAACAGATTACCGCCATGGTGTTTTATAATTCTGTAATTAGTCAGGACATGGTTATACATACGGGATTAAATACACAAATGCCAAAAGGTTATTTTCGCTTGATGCGTACGTCTACATCGGGCGACGGCGGAGTAATTATTGATACTTTAGACGGATTTTTGGAGTTAATTACAGGTAATTAATGCAGTACAAAACTCTATTGGAATACGAAACTGTAGAAAAACTTAGAACAGAATTACAAAAACTAACTCCCGGCCTTTGGATGCTAGATCTAGACAGAGAGTGCACTCAAGTATTGCTAGGCCCCTATGATACTATCGCAGAGGCTCACGACAATAGAGATTATATTTGGCACTATGGAGATAGATTTGGCCGCTACTTATGGCTGGTAAGTCAACCCGCAGCTCAAATAATTAGAAGTAATGCTAATAAATTGCAACATATTGAATTGGGTATCGATACACTGCCGTTAGAAGTAACTCAATTCAGGATGAAGATAGAGGGAACCCCAGAATTTATACATACTAGAATAAAAAGGATAAAGAGATGAGCGACCTTAAATTAGAGCGAATACCACTCAGAGACTCCTTGTCATTCACTATACAGGCTGCGATTACTGACGCAGCAATGTTTAATAATTACATTTTGAAAGAATACGCTCCTAAATGCCAAGGTCCTTTAGGTTTAAGTAAAAGTCCTGCCAAGCATACATTAGAAAACTGCTTATATGATGAAATTAGTGGCTGGTTGGATGCCCCTACCATTACAGGTATATCCATTTTAAGCATTGAATTAGGGCCACCAGCATTTAAAAATCAGGTTGTAAATGATGATCCTAGAATTAATTTTCGAGAGTTTATAGATTTAGTGTATGATATATGTAAACTGGAGGCATCTGCTAAAAAGAGTTCAAATTTCGTAACTGTAGAACGAGAAAGATTGGAGCAGTTAAAACAACGTAGTAGGTGGTTACTGCAGCACGTTGCTAAAGTGGAGTTCAATGAGCCCAAGCCCGAATCAACCTCCAGACAAGTGGGTAATTGCTTATGAAAAAGATGGATTTCTAGTAGACTATCTACGCCATCCTGACTTCATATTCGATAATATGGAACTGGCTTATGAACGTAAGGGCGATGCGCAAATCCTATTAAGCAAAGCCTTTCTCAATATAAAAAATGTTTACATTGCACCCTTACGAGATTTTAAGTAATGTCAAAAAAATATGTAGCCTATATACCAAAAATAGACTCATTTCTGATGGATAGCGGTACCCCGTATATTGACGAAGAGAGACAAGTAAAAAAAGTCATAGCACACGAAACAGTGAATCCTAAAAGCTATGAGATTAAACCAGTTTATTTTTTAACAACTTGGACTAAGAAAAAGCAACAAAAGGAGCAAGAGAAAAATATCAAGCCTTATAGGTTTTCTCCTACTGCTCCCGAGTTTTATTACAAGCCTTCAGAAGGTCAATCTCGTTACATACTGGTGGTAGGTGATGAGAATGAGCCTAAAAGTGGTCTTGCAGTAAAAGCCTTTGACAGTCGAGACGAAGCCGTTATATTTGCTCACAAATCGATATTGGGATTAACTAAAGAATTTCCTAACTTAGGATACTACGTATTGGATACCAAAAACTATGCATACATCAACGGAATCACAGCTAGAAAGCAATGGCGAATCGAGGATTACGAATTTGGGGCCAGCGAGGGGGAAAGTGTTTATAGGGGGACTAAAGAGTCAATCCAGCAACCCCAGCGAAGAGGCAAAAAACCCAAAACCTTTGCAGCAAAAGGAGAATGATTTCCATAATTCTGAAGTAAATAAAAACGAAACAATCAACAGGCAATGGCTTTTAAACCTCCATAAGGAGCTAACCGAAGAGGCTAGGTCTCTGTCGGAACGTAAAAACCACGATTATAGTGGGGGGAAAGACTCTACCCACCCCTTCTTAAATTTTACCAGATGCGAATCTATGGGAGTTTGCGCAACAGAAGCGGGTATCATGGTTCGTCTTACCGACAAGATGTCCCGGCTATCCACGTTCATTAGTACAGGGTCTTTTAAGGTTAAAGACGAGGCTCTTAGGGATACTGTTCTTGATGTAATTAACTATGTTATTATTTTATATGCTTATGTTCAAAGCAAAAAAGTACTCGACAACCTGCCCCGGAAAGGGGACGCGAAATGATCAAACGGTGCCTTTGGCTAAAGGAGTACGACTATCTTGCGCAATACACCTCTAGAGATGAAGACGCTAAAACAAATAAACAATAATGTTGATTTAGTGGATCAGCAATTGAATAGTCAGATTAAAGTAGTTTCATCCTTAAATCCTAATCAATACTTAAAAATTATAACCCAGCAACTATTAGAATTTAAAAATGAAGAATTTAACGACAGCGAAGTCCAAAAACTGGACTTCGCTGTCGTTAAGAAAACTTGAATATTAATAAGTATTAGTATACTTTTAAATATTACACTTTTAAAAGAACTGACAAAAAGAAAAGAGAAGATATCTAATCATGAGTGATACTTTAGAGTTTGTGGTTGTTGGACTCAATTCAATTGGTAGAACCCTGGCAGGGCTTTTTTCTGTAAGCAACTTAGGTACAGTAACTTTAATTGATGATAAAAAGGTTTCAGCTAAATGCCTAGCTTCTGGCTATTTAGAAATAGATATCGGACAGTACCGCACAGATGCTACCGCAGATGCTATTAAAGAGATAAACCCCCAGGAAAAGATTAACAAAGATTAATAAACTTATGAGATTAGACGAGTCAGTAATTCAAACATTAACTTCAAAGATTAGTGGTAATACAGTCATGCTGTGCTGCGACTCCATGAGTGATAAGTCCAGGCTACACATATGCACAGAAATGAGAAATGCCTGTCTGGCAATATACTTCTTTGGATTTGATGAAGATGGCAGCGATTGCAGTATTACTCGTATTGTCCCAGGAAACGATAATTTAGAAAAAACATTAGAAAACATTCCTGCAGGCAAGGAGAGTCTTGAAAAAGGTAGGTTTGCTGCAGCAAAAGCTTTTGCCTCAACTGTTTTCTTGCAAAAGCTTGAAGATCCGAGTGCTGCTTTTCACTAGAAAAAATTTAAACCGTAGCACTAACCGGAGCTTGACGTAAAGATGACTCTACTTTTTCCCCTAAATTAGGTAAAATAGCTTTATGTCATCGCTAATAAATCTTGCCTCATACAAAATAACTTCTGAAAAGCAGCTGAGTAACAACTACAACTTATTAGTTGATGCTCTTAATTCAAATTTTGATTTTACTCTGACGCAAGTATCCGATCCGATCCCCTCCGCTACAATAGGGAAAGTAAAGGACGTCCTCGCCATAAAGTCGGGATTTATTCTTGGGTATTCGTCGTTAGCAGATTTAATTAGCGTTCCAGATATTTTTAATAAGTTTTTGAGCAATACAGCTCAAAGTATAAGGTTAAATAATAATTTAACTTTTTCATTGCTAAACGATGCGGGAGTTTCTAATAGTCTTACAGTTGCTGCAACCCTACCTGGGGGGACTGCTGCAAATAATGTAACTTTTCGCCAACTAAGCAACGTTGGAGATATGGAAGAAATCCACACTGTAACTCAGTTTACAGTTGTTGCAAACTCCGGGAGCGTAAATATAAGTCAAGGGTATTTCCAAATTAATGCTCTTAAAGTTGGAACTTATCAATTCCCAACAACTGCACCCCAAAATGGACAAGTTTTGCAAGCATTTGATGGAAATCTTGAATTTAAAGATTTCTCTATGCATGTAAATCTATACAGCAATGAGTATCAATTTGAAAACAAATATCCCTTACGTTTATCGCTCGGACAATTTTCAACCTCTGCCTCAGGACTCATGCTTAAATTTGGCGGAGAAGAAAACGGAATTGGATACGCAAATTATGGCTATTCAGATAATAGCAAAAGACTCTTTTTCAGAGTTGATGCTGAAGAAGTTTTAGAGATTGTAAAACCTCGAAATATCGGCAATAATAATATAGCAGCCTACATCCAGTTTAATTGCGGTTTAGCTTTAGCTTCATCTAAGCTCATAGATAACTTATATAATCCTGTTGGAGCTCTTTGGTATGAAGCAGGAACAGAGAGTCTGGTGCTAACTACTGCTTCAGGTATTAGGTATATAAGTAGTCAATCATTTACAGGGGCTGTAAACACAGAAGAGGTCAAAGATTTTACACTGAATGCCGCGTCTACATTAAGAGTAGACAAAGGATCTACTCAAAAACCAGCATTTAACATAGGCGATAATGTTGGTTTAATATCTGATTCGACTAGCCTTAAGTTTGTTGTTAATGGTAATCCAGCAGTGCAGATATCTGATGTCGGTATAGAGTCTGCAACAAGTAGCTCTACGGCTACTGCTAAAATTACACTTGATGACAGTATTGGTATTAATAACTCCAATCGACCCACTTACTCGTTCTCTGGTGCAAACGGTCTTGGCATATTCCGAGCAGACACCGATGTCATTGGTATGGCTGTTAAAGGTAAGACCATACTGGAAGTAGCTGAAGAAAAACTCAACCTTAAGGGCAATAAAGTCACCAATATTGCGACACCTACTGAATCTCAAGATGCCGTTAATAAAGAGTATGTGGACAATTTAATTCCTTTAGGGTTTATTGCTGGTTCTTTACCGATTGTGTCATCCGGCACTGTATCAAAATATATACAGAGTGATGCAAAATACTTAAACGGTGTATTAGAAATCGGCAACTCAGCTAATCCGGCTTCTTTAAAAATGAATTCCGGTGGTGGCGGTGTTGCTATTATTAAGGCCCCAAATACTGTAAATAATATTATATTTGAATTGCCTTCTAATAATTTGAACAACGGGATTCTACAAAACGTGAGTGGGCAAAGTCGATGGGTTAGCATTGATTCAATTACAGGAAACATACTTAAGGCAGACGGCTCAGTAAGTTTAAGCAAAGGTCTAAATTTAACTGTAAGCTCAACTCCACAAAATCCAGCAATAGGTAGAGGTAATACTGGTGTATATGCAACTACAGAGCAAGCTTCAAAAGTGGGCTTCTCTGCTCAAGGCCAGCGTTTGCTTGAAGCAAATGCAAGTTCTAGAGCACTTGTTGGGATCGGCGATACTTTTAACGCCCCGTTTATCCGTTTATATAATACTATTACAAACTACTCTTCTATAGGCAGCGCACAACCTACCTATGCTTTTGCAGGTGAATCTGAAACGGGATTAGGACAAACTAAAGTTCAATCTGTAAGCCTGTTTGTAAACGGTGTGGAGAAGTTATCAGCAAACGTAAATGGAATCGACGTACACAACAACAGAGTACAAGCTGTATCAGATCCGATTCAAAAAACAGATGCAGCAACAAAAGGCTATGTAGATTCTTCGATTAAGCCTCGAAAAGAGTTTGGCTTCTTAGTTCAAAACTTGCCTACAGGCTGGGTTAGTGGTAGTGGCGGAGCTCTTATTCTTTCTATCTACGATAAAGTACTTATTTTTGGTAGTGCTGCAGTTTCTTTAGTTTATGAGTCAGCTACAGATAGTAAACTTGCAGTAGTGCCATCTAATTTTTATATAAATCCAGAATGCCAAGTTTATGTTGATGGAGTACGCATAAATAAAATGGCCAAACCTAATGGCATTCGAGAAGTATCGTACGGTACATCGGGATCTATAGTTCTGAATTACGATTTATACATCGGTGCAATTGTAACCATACATTTACCCGGTTAAGATTACAACAACATGAGCATACATAATTGTCCGTCCGGCAGGAGACTGCTGATGGATCGCTGTGAGCTTCACAGCGTTCCAAATCGACTATCTCCATTTCTGTCAAAGTTAACAAATTCTTACATAGACTCTTTGGTTAAGTTAGGCGGCCCAGATATACATCACGGCTTGATAGAACCTCTCAAGATTTACTACAAAGTCGGGGATACTGAACCACTTACCAATAATTGGAGCAGGTTCATCCCTGTAGATTCTCCAAAGTACTTTACGGCTTCTGTCGTTCGTAGACTCGCTCTTACTAAGCTATTTCGACTTGGAGTTCGTAGCTGTATTGGTAAGCTTGCAACGGCGAACGCAAATAACAATAACCGAATGTATAGCTGTCCCCCAATAGGTATGAACACTTCTTCATGGAAGTGTCACAGTATCTTTTGTCCTAATTGCAGAATGCGAATTGCTAATAAAACTTGGCGATTTTTGCGTACTCACTATGAGAATCAAGCATTTGAAGCAATATCTGCAGTAGTGTTTAAAGCAGATATTCCATTTACTGAAAGTAGATTTGGCTATAACCCAGTACTTGATGACTCCTTGATGAGAAAAATTAGTAACCGGTTAGATAAAGTAGATCACTTTGGGTGTAAGACCTTAGGTGCCAAAGTGATAAATAAAAAGCCGGTAACTTCAGTTCGAATTGCGCTATTTTCAGATGCAAAAAACATACAACTTATTCAAAATCAAATGACTAAATTTAAGAAATACATGAGGAAGAATTTTCCGGAAATATTAGTCTCCGTAGAGACTATGGAGGGGCTGGACAACATATGCTTAGGGCTATATGATGCTACCCCTCTCTGTTTGTTAGCACTACCAAATGAGAATTTTTACAGCAGTTTTGTCCAGCATACGGCAGAAGAGTTTAAGCACGCATTAACGTGTAAAAAGAAGGTTTTACTTTTTGGAACAGGAGCATAAAAATTTGACCCCGGAAATACTCTCAGCAAATAAACCCAGCGAAGAAATCGCTATTGTGCCCCCTATTTACTATCTTTATGAAGAGGCTATTGCAGCCTCTACGGAATATTTTAGTGGAGACGATCTTGCGGCTCGTGTGTTCGTAGACAAGTACGCACTTAGAGATGGGGAGCAAAATCTCCTGGAGGCAACTCCAGATCAGATGCACCGTAGACTTGCTAAGGAATTTGCTCGCATTGAAAAGAACAAGTTCAAGCAACCTTACTCAGAGCAAGAGATTTTTAATGCTTTGAATAAGTTTAATCGCATCGTTGCACAGGGTAGCCCTATGTATGGCGTTGGCAATATGTATCAGACAATTAGTCTGAGTAACTGCTATGTGTTGCAAAGCCCTGAAGATTCATATTCGGGTATTTGCAGAGCGGACGAAGAGCTGGTTCAGATCAGCAAGCGTCGTGGAGGCTGCGGTCTAGATCTAGCCACACTACGCCCGGAGGGATCTCTGACTAAGAATGCTGCTCGCACCAGCACAGGCACCATCCCGTTTGCAGAGCGGTTCTCCAACTCTATTCGTGAGGTTGGGCAAAACGGTCGTCGTGGCGCTCTGATGATTACGCAGTCAATTCAGCATCCAGATGTCGAGGCGTTCATCAAGTGCAAGCGAGACCTAACAAAGGTCACAGGAGCTAATATTTCTGTACGCCTTTCTGATGAATTTCTCAATGCAGTTGAGCAAGGTAAGGATTACACACAGCAATGGCCTGCCGAAAATCCAAAAGTTAGTCGCAAGGTAAATGCTAGTAAGATTTGGGATATGCTAATTGAAGCAGCTCACGCTACGGCAGAGCCGGGCATGCTGATGTGGGATACGATTATTCGTGAAAGCATTCCAGATTGCTACGCTGACATGGGCTTTAAGACCATCTGCACGAACCCGTGTTCTGAGATTCCACTCTCTGCATACGATTCCTGCCGACTGATGCTGGTGAATGCTTATTCATACGTTAAGCAGCCATTTACCAAGGAAGCAAAGTTTGACTTTGAATCCTTCAAGCAGGACGCCTATATGTGCCAGCGCCTCATGGATGACATGGTCGATTTGGAACTAGAGTGTATTGATAAGATCCTCGATAAGGTCTACAACGACCCTGAAGATCTTGAGCTAAAGGCCAGAGAGCTTACTCTTTGGAAGAAGATTCGTACAGCTGCGCACCACGGTCGTCGTACAGGCTCTGGTATGACCGCTATTGGCGATACTTTGGCCGCCCTTGGAGTCAGTTACGGTTCAAAGAGTGGTATTGCATTTATTGACGAAATCTACAAGCAGTTTAAGCTGGCTTGTTACCGCTCGTCCGTGGACATGGCCAAGGAGCTCGGCGCTTTCCCGATCTACGATAGTAATCGCGAAAGAAGTAATCCATTCCTATTGCGCATTGCTGCTGAGGATCCCGTACTGTATGAAGATATGAATAAATACGGCAGACGTAATATTGCCTTGCTCACTACAGCGCCTTGTGGTTCTGTGTCTATTCTTACCCAGACGAGCTCAGGCATTGAGCCTCAGTTTATGATTTCCCCCTATACCAGACGTAAAAAGGGCAATCCTGGTGACAATAATTTCCGTTCTGATTTTATAGATCAAAATGGAGATCACTGGATGGAATTTACAGTATATCCTCCAAAGATTTTAGAGTGGATGCGTATTACAGGAAAAACGGATCTAACTAAGAGTCCTTGGGCTGGGTCTACTGCTCTTGAGCTTGATTGGGAATCTCGAGTAAAGTTACAAGCCGCGGCGCAAAAGCACATCGATCATGCCATCAGTAGCACTATCAATCTGCCAGCAGACACTTCCATTGAGACAATAAATAAGATTTATCTTAAGGCTTGGAAAGCTGGCTGCAAAGGCGTCACTATTTATCGAGACAACTGTCGTACCGGAGTGCTGGTGGCTAAGGAAGACAAGAAGACTAAAGACACTGGCTACAAGCGTCCTAATATTCTGACTTGCGAAGTACATCATCACACAGTTGGAGGCACTCCTTATTTTGTAATTGTCAGCACCCGTAATGGCTTACCCTATGAAATCTTTGCCGGGGTAAATCAAAACGAGGACTCTGATCCAATTATCCCCAAGCGCTTTAGGGGTGGCACTTTAACCAAAATGGGTAGGGGTCACTATAAAGGCGAGTTTATTGACAATAAAAATGAGGGAGAAATCTTAACCCTTAATAAGCTGGGTAATCTTGTCTCAAGCGAAGAAAGTGCAATTACAAGACTTATCTCTACCGCTTTGAGACACGATGTGGGAGTACACTATATTGTGCATCAGCTTGAAAAAGTAAAAGGAGATATGTTCTCTTTTTCTAAAATTGTTGCTCGTGCACTAAAGAAGTACATTCCAGATGGCACAGAGGTTACTGGAGAAGTTTGTGAAACTTGTGAAACTAAAGATAAATGTATTTTAATTAGGCAGGAAGGGTGTGTTACCTGTAAATCCTGCGGTAGCAGTAAGTGTGGTTAATTAATAAGGAATACTATGAATAAATTTGAATCAATATCTACTGGAAACATCGCAAATACCCCCCTCAAGACGAGTAGCCCCATGAGTCCTTCAGAAAAAGCGGCATTTGAGCCGCAGACTATGGATGCTATGGTTGTAGAAACTATTGAAGATAAGCTTTGGGAGACAATCAGTGAGGAGCGCTGGACGGACAATCGTCTCGGCTCCTCCATTGCTAATAACTTCCATCGTGTCACCCGCCGAATGCCGGTACCTGGTGGCTACCTTTACTCGGTAGCCACCTACGCTATGACTTACGTCAGAGGCGTATCAGATTCCAGCATTACTGAGACAATGCAGTTTGTGGCAGACACTAGTACTACGATGACCAAGTCTAAGAAGTAATTTGCACTAAACTCTCAAATAGGGTAAACAGTGGTGTAAGGAGCTAACATGCTTTACACCACTGTTTATTTACAGTACTCTGAGACTAGAAATGACGACGCTGAGTACGAGGAAGACGACGACAAAAACCTCGACGAAGACGTAGATGAGTACGAATATGACGACTATGAAAGTCGTTGTTATATAGAGTTTAATCCAATTAAACTATCCGTTAAAGAACCTCGAGGGTATTCGGCAGAAATTGAACTAGATTTTGAAGCAAACATTGACGACACGTTACATATTGTCATAGTAAGGTATAACAATCACCGAAGCGGTATACTTGAAGACTGGTGCGTGGAGCGTGTTTTTTGCAATGGAGACGAAGCAGAAGAGTTCGTTGAAAGGCTTGAGGACGGCTTTTCCAATGCCGAATGCGCAAAAAATAAAAATGGGGAGTCAATTATTGTAAAAGCTGAAGTATTCAGTATGCAGTTGCATAAATAGAAACAATGCATAACCCTAAACTACAATTACTAAAAGCCATAGGTATCGTATTGTTTTGGGCAGCACTAGTGCTGTCTTTTAATGGTTGGATTTAATTAAAGCTTATTTTAATGGCAATTATCTATAAAATTACCAATACAGTCAACAGCAAAATCTACATTGGCTACACCAACCAAACGCTTAAAAGTAGATGGGCAGAACATTGCGAAGCCAGTAGAAACTTAGCTAACAGAAGGGGCAACTCAAGATTTATGCGCGCTATTAGAAAATATGGCGTCGCCGCTTTTGTCAGAGAAATTCTTATTGAAGACGAAGACGCAGAAAAATGTTTAAATTACTGGGAACCTTTTTTTATTGCTAAATTCAACTCAACAGATCGAGCCATAGGCTACAATAGCACTAGTGGGGGCGGGGTAATGTTCACTTATACCCCTGAAGTCCTAGCTAAAATAAGTGCTGCAGTAAAAGCTAAATGGGCAGATCCTGAGGTTAAAGCTAGACGGAGTGCTGCAATAAAAGCTAGATGTGCAGATCCTGAGGTTAAAGCTAGACGGAGTGCTGCATCAAAAGCTAGATGGGCAGATCCTGAGGTCAAAGCTAAAATGGGTGCTGCAGTAAAAGCTAACTGGGCAGATCCTGAATAAAA